ATTTCGACATCATCCGACAGGTTGAAACCTCTAGCGAAGGTGCGAGTGGAAATACCTCTGTGCATGTATTCCTCTTCTCCTTTATTCTTCGCTGCCTTGGACCTGATTAGGAGGACGTTAGATTCTGTAGAGACTTCAATCTCATCCTTCGACCAACCAGCAAGTGCTACTTCAATCCTCCATTTGATATTAGATTCCTGCACCAGATTGTATGGAGGATATGCATTGTTTGCATGTCCCATTCCATAGGAATGTAGTCTATGAAAAACATCATCGAGTCCAACGCTGTATCTTTCTGCAGCGTCTACGATGGCACCAAGATCTTTCGTGGTGAACTTACGCAGTCCAGTCATTTGTTATGCTCCTTTATTAAGCGAGTTTGATTGTGTGAACCCCGAAGGCATTCACTATTATTTAACATTATACACACCTTGTAAGATGTGTGTTATACCGAACCATTATTGTAAAGTTGTCATCACCTACATATAGATAACACCTTAATTCATGGCAAGATGAAAAAACTCATTCCTGTCGTAATGTTATTGTTGACCGCTGGAGCAGCAAATGCTGGCGGACTTGTTACTAAGCACTCTTCTAGTGTGCAACTTACCGTTGATGCTGCACGCACTCAGGCAGCAAGAATTGGTTCTTCGTTTAGTATCTCAGGTAGTGGGGTGGATACTACCGATGGTACGACTGCTAATACTATTTCTGCTGGCACTATTACCTCTGGTGTATACAGTCCTGGCACTATTGCAGCAACTCAGGATACCCCTGGTAATGCATTTAGTTTCAGTCAGTCTTACACACAGGCTGATGCTGTGCCCCAATCAGCACCGACTGTAGGTCAAGTTCCAAACTTCTCCTCAGTTACAAGTTACACAGCTGGCACTGCAGGTGACCTAGCAGGTACTGTCGCGACCACTGGCGCTATCAGTATCACAGCTGGTGGAGCTGGCACTACAGCAACGGGACAATTCGTAGCTGAGATCACTGTCATTGACTGAGGGAGGTCGCGATGACTTTTGGAAAGACGATCTTTTGGTCTGTCCTGTCTGTGGTGGGTGTAAGTGCCATACTTGCTCCTGCCCAGGCGGTCCCCGTGGTCCCAAATTTCACCCAGGGCTCAATGACGAGCCACACGGAGACAACATCGAAGATAACCGAGACCATCAATTCGATGGACTACTCAACTGGTTATCAATATTCCGTAACTGGATCAGGCGTAACAGCAAGTGGTAATCTGTCACCTACGACAGGAAAGAATAATGTAACTATAGATGGAGTGACATCATCATGGACAACCGTAACGGGCAAACCGACATTTACGCAGACAACACCAGGAGCAGCGTTTCAGTTCACAGAAACTCTATCTTCTCCAGGTCTACAAAATCATACAATTATCCAGAGAGAAACGGAAGTTACAAGCGTAACCGACACTACAAGTATATTTCAGCAGTAATCGCTCTCTTCGTAGCAGCACCTGTTAATGCTGAAACGGTTGGAGGTGTTAGTGCAACAGCATCTCCAATTGCGAATAGCTCAGGCTCAGTGACGAACCAAGCTATTCAGGTTTTACAAGGTCCATATATTACTAACACTTATGGTGGTGGTATCCAGTGTCAGGGTCCCACTAGAAACTTTACTCCCTATGTAACAGCAACTGCATCTGCACAGAAACCTTGGGAGCCATATTATGATGACCCCGTATATGATATCACTGATAATTTCGGTGCTACCGATGACGACGGGAATGATATTGGGGATGGAATTTTAGATAATCCAGGAGACATCCTCTTCCATAAGAAAACAAGAACTGGACAGAAAGATAACTACAGTCTAGGTATTGGTTTCTCTATGACGTGGAGCACGCCCACAGATAAAAAACTACAGGAGTTGTGTAAGACAGCAGCAGCATCTAACATCCAGTTGATGCAACAGGCACATGCCAATAAGCGACTCGACTTTGAGATTGCGAGACTAAAAAATTGTGGCGAGCTAATGCAAAAGGGAATTATGTTTAGACCAGGGACAGAGATGGCAAAAGTCTGTGCTGATGTGATGGTTGTAAATAAAAATGCTATTGCACCTCACCATCATCCTATTCTTTCCCCTTCAGTTTCCGAATCGCGTGTGAGCGGATCCGCTGCTGATCTCGACGCTCCTTTAACGACTCAACGGGCGAAGACTTCCCCCTGATTGCAGCAATCTTTTTAATAACTTTCTTGACCGTTGGTTTGACTGCCTTGAGCACTAAGTCTGCCAACGGTTTTGCTAATAGCGCGGATGTTGTAGCAACAACAGCAATCGATGCTGTAGTCGTGATACTTCCTGCAGTTGGGATCGCTTGAATAATTTGGTCAGGAATTTTGACATCTTCCTTTACTGGGATACATTCTTTCCCTATCAATTTATATTCTACAATCTTTTTAGCACCACCGTCTGTCAGGGTTCCAACAGGTTCTTTAAGTTCTTGTGCTTCTGTAGGACACTTTGGTAGTTTAGGTGTCTTTGTTTCTGTTTTAGGTGTCTTTGTTTCTGGTTTCTCGGGAGATCTTACTGGAGGGACGGGTGCTTCATATTGAAACTCCAATTCATCTTTATCATAATCCAAAGGATTAAATGATGGAAGACCAGCATCACAATATACTTTTACACCCTTGGGATCATCTTCATTGAGGATCCCACTCTTTTCTTTTGATGTATTCTGCTCATGTGCTTCTACACACCCAGGCATGTCCACAATAGGAACACCAACTTCTTGTGTTACTGGAGGAGCAGCAAATACAGCATTGGGATCTGTCGTCCATCTCGGTGGTTGATAGACCCTAATGCTAGGAATATCTAAATCATTAATGCCAATATCATTAATACGAATATCCATTAGTATACATTCCCAGAAAGATAATATGGAGAGGTAAGACCACGGGGCATAATGTTAAAACTTATAGTAACCCTTTCACCATCACCATCAAAAGGTTTCGTACGATGTTCTAACCAACTAGGAAATAAAATCATAGATCCCGCAGGACCACCATAAATCCATTCTTCCCTATTCAACATGCTATCAGATTGTATATAAACTCCAGTCAAACTTTGACTTAAAGGAGTTTTAAAATGTGTTTGGGAGGTATTATCAGTTACATAATACACAGCAGAATACCAAGAATTTGGATGCACATGTGAATCAATTGATTCAAATTTAGTAGATTTATTTGCCCAAGATAAAGATACCCTAAGTCCTTCAGTATATAACGATAATGATTCTTTTAAATCAATAAGACAATCATTTACCCAGTTATAAAAAAATTTATACTCTTCCCTATCTTCCAAATGACAATCATTTGTTTGTTTTGTATGAGGAGTGCCACTACTTGAAAATTTTTCCTTTTCAAATAACTTTAGTAATTTGGCATTTGTCTCTTCATGGTCAGGATTTTCATAACCAACTACAGTAGTTGGAAATATATTTTCAATAAATTTTTTCATAACAAATAATTCAATCAGCAATCATTAAATACTTGACCTACTTGTGATCCTAACTCAGACCCTGCTCTTTGTCCTAGGAGCAATGCCCAACCACCTGCCAACCATCCTATGTAAGGGATGCCAGAGACCGCTGGGACAACGACACCAGCAGCGATGCTACTGCCTGCCATCGCACCTTGTGACCGTGCTCCAGCGTCCGCCGCGATACACTCGGCGCTTACACCTCCTGTCTTTCCCACTTCACCTGTTGCACCTCCCATATTTCTCACACCTTCCATGGTGTATTGGTCGCGACGATACTCAGTGCGCTGCTCGGTTCCTCCGCCAAACATTCCTCTCTTTTCTTTGTCTAAATCAAGAGATCTTTCAGACTCTAATACTTTAGGATCATTTGCTTTATATTCAATGGTATAACCATCCCTACCTGCTTCAATTTTATAAGACGAGTAAGGACCACGAGGAAGATTGATTGTAGGAACTGACGGAGGTTCTGCCTTCCTATCAATCAAATAACCTAGCAGACCCAGATGAGAGATAGCAAATAATGCACCAGCAGTGGTGATAATTATTTTCCATCCAGATGGTTTTCTCCCAGATTCAGTTTCTTCTGGAATGTAATCGTCTTTCTCGTGGTTGAATATACTCATGGTAATACTTTAACCTCTTTTGTAACTGTAACTCTAGGAGGGACGCCAGGGACAGGTCCACCTGTAGCAGTTGGCAATTCAGGAATAGAGGCATCCAAAATATCAGGAACGGCATCTGCAATAGCACCAACAGCACCTTCAACTAGATTGTTGGTGAGCTCGCGGATCATGACATCTTTCTGTACATAGAGATAAGCACTACCAGCGATCATACCTAGAGAGGTAAGACCAGATAGTAGTGCAATAACATTAATTACTTTTTGCATGATTATACCTTAGGTTCGGGAGTTTCTTCCTTCCTCTTGATCTCAGGTGCTTTCTTGGGAGCACCACCAGACTTGGCAGGACTCAATCCGAACGCAGCTAACGATCCAGAAAAGACCGAGGCTATAAAAGTTGGATCGAAATCCAAGATCTTTTGACCGTTGGGAAGTCTAACGTAACTGAAAGTGAGTAGAGAAGCAGACCATATAAGTACAACAACTTTCACCAAATTACCAAGAACTTCACTCTTATCATCATCGTCTGCCTTCTCATCTACGACTTTAGATTTATCTTCAGCCATTTATATGGAGCAAGGCAGCTCTATTTATGATTCTACAACTTGACGTTTCTTTCCAATATTATATTTGGATTCTAAAGTCCACTCACCCTTCTCTTTATATGCGATAACTTTAATCTGACTTAGGGGTGCAACATCAGCAATCTTATCTGCACTAGCAATTTCAATCAGTCCCCAATCAGATAAGAGTTGCACGATTCTATTTCTACGCTGCACATCATTCAAAGAGAGATTTGCTTTTTTACCATCCAATGCAAATAACTCTTTAAAATGCACAATAAAGTATTGCCCCTTCTTATGAAGAATGTGGCATGACTGGTATAGTTTCTTTTCCTTCTTGGATGCAACACCAATACGGGTTAGAGTTTCACGCACCTTGAGAAAATCATCAGGTTCTTTCAAAGAAACCTGCACCATATCCTCTTTCGACCAGCTAAGATCCTCACTCATTTTTTCTTGCCCCCTTTATTCAGTTTATTTTTAATGACATTGAGTTGATCAGGAGTCAGAATGTCGAGAGCTTGTCTTGCTTTTTCGTTACTATAACCATAGTATTGCTTGACAACATCCAAATCATTCATCTTCTGTTTCTTGTCCCAAGGAGAAAACCTTTTACGAGACCTGACGGTATTTATAAAGAAATCATATTGAAGTTTCTTATCCAGAAGAGGATACTGATTCATTTCATTAGCATACATCACAGTATCCATGTGATGTGACATGCACTTATTCACAATATAGGAAGGATAATTCTTTTCCCAAGCAGGATCATCAGAATCCATTACACTCTTCTTGGTGTAATTAATGGAGTTAAGATAATCCTTCAGGGGATACCTTTCATCAAATGCCATAGTTTAGAAGAAGTAATTCTTTTCGTTGTTTCTGCTCGCTCATGTATGATCCCACGGATCGCATGGTGTAGGTAAGGTCGAATTCTCCTGCTTCCCAGTCTTTGAAGCGATCTTTGACAAGTTGGTCCGAATTGTAAGATATGAGTTGAGGACCAACAAAACGATCACAGTCACTAGCAAAGGTGTTATGATCGAAGCATTTGTGCATACTACCTTTCCTTCCGTATAGGTTAGATCTAATGTCGTAGGGGGGATCAAGGTAGGTGAAGGACTTTTTGTCATCAGTAAGGAGTTGCTCATAACTAAGATTGGTAATTTTCCAGTCCTTAATAATCATGGAGTAGTAAGGAAGGTTTTCGATGCCTCGCATTGAGAAGTTGGAATCTGACGCCTGCCTGCTAAAGGATGAGGACTCAGAGAGACCAGAAAAAGAGCACTTGTTAACAATATAGAAACTGACAGCACGAGCCGTAAGGTCACATTTTCTGGGGTCATTGGAAAGATACTCCTTTGCTTCTAAGAATAAAACTTTTGCAGATGTTGGATCTGGATGACGTGTCTTTAGTTGCACCAACTGATCGCGCATTTTCTTGCCGTTGTCTCTCAACTCACACCAGAAGTTGTAAAGAGGTTCGTAAAGATCATTGACCCAGATATCCAGATGAGGATATGTCTGAGTCATCCAAAGGGCAAAAGATCCACCACCAAGAAACGCCTCACGATATTCAGTATAGTTATTCATGTCTGGAAGAAACTGTGCCATCTTTTTTACAGCACGAGATTTACCACCAGGATAACGAAGAGGGGTTTTCAAAGATTTCATAGAATAAGTTTCTTCTCAGGAGCAACAATTTTGTTAAACATTTTTTTATACTGCGCGATAAGATTCGGTGCAGGATCAGTAATATACATTACCATATTACGATTGACTTCCAACTCATCAAGATCAGGATCTTGTAGTGGTGCCCATGGTGCAAATCCTAACTGCTGCCCATCTTCACTCACAGGCATTGCTACAATAGCATCTTGAATTTTAATTGAATTTGCATCTTCTTCTAGCAAATCACAGATGACATTTTCGCCACTGATAAACCGAATGTTTTTTACTGACATAATTACTCCTTCATAATAAATTGATTGGTCTCAGGAAACCATAGTATATCTAGGTTACTATTATAGAATGTTTTTCTCGCATCTGCAAATGAATCTACTAAAGGTCTTCCTGCGGTATTGAAACTGGTATTCAATAGCACACCAATCCCAATTCTCTCCTTGATAAGAGTCAACAGAGGATACAAATGATGATCCTGTGAAATGGTTTGAATTCTGCATGTGCCATCTACATGGGTAACCCCAGGTATTCTATCACTCTTTACGTCAAAACTCATGGTCATGTAGTCACTATTGATAGTGTCCACCATATCGAATAACTCATCAGCATCTTCTCTTAAGCAGATTGCTGCAAATGGTCTATACCATTCTCTCTTCTTGATCTTATTTACAATTTCTTTTGCATCTTTATTTGTGCAATCAAACAAAATGGATCTATTTCCAAGTGCTCTAGGACCTGCTTCTGCTAGTCCATTGAAGACAGCAACAGATTTTTGATTGCAAAGTTGATCTGCAATAAACTCAACACTACATGTTTCATACTTTTCGGGAATAGAATGTTTCTGTCCATGAAACATAGTTCCCATCAATGAAAACTTATCAACCCACGGCATTGCTAGATTAACAGCAGCACCAATAGAATTGCCAGAGTCATCTGCCAAAGGACAGAAATAAAAATTATGATCTGGAAATCTTTTTACTAGATATGAGTTAGCAACAACATTCAATCCATATCCACCAGTGATGCAAACGTTTTTTGTATCTTGTCTTTTTGTATATTTTTCTACTAGATTACCTAAACACTCTTGCGTTTGTTGTTGCACTGAGTATGCATAGTCAGCATAAAATTGATGCTCACCTTCCACAACACCATCTTTTAAAATGAGATCTGGAAATTGTCTATTATATGCTTGATAGTGGTCTACATGAAATTCCCCATACATATCTACCTCTTTTTCTAGATGGAGAAAATATCTATCTAGGGGTCTATTATCTACAAAGTAATTTTTAAACTCATAAGAAGGTTTTCCATATGAAGCAAGTCCCATAGTTTTTCCATTATCAAATGGATTTTCACCAATCAATGAAGTTGCAGTTTCATAAACTTGAGTTAGATTAAATGAAGAATCACAATGAATGTCCGCAATAGGATAATACTCTTGCACTGCATCTAAGGATTTTTTTAATTTTTCCCCATCCGTATAGGGTGCAAGTCTCCAAAAAGATTTGTACAAAGCATCAAATCCAAAAGGTGTGCTATGAAACACACTTTCGGATTCTACCATTACATCATCAAAAACACTTCCATTTCTATCAACAACAATTGTTGTTGCTTCGTCAAATCCACTAGCAATAAATGCTAAAGAAGCATGATACAAATGATGGCATTTGTCTTGCTCATGTATTTCACATGGCCACAATTTTTTACACAAGGCAAGAGTTTTTTCTTCACTATCAGCAAAAACAATAGTATTAATATTTCTACCAAACTCTTCGTAAATTTTGAGGAGAGATAGCATAGGAGTTGTATCTCGTTTATTACGAGACAATCTCTCCTCTTTATAGTATCTCAAGATTTTACCATCCTCCAGTAAACATACTGAAGAATCATGATAAGCACTTACTCCCAAAATTCTCATTTGAAATTACATTCTAACATTAACTGAGTTAAACAAGCAAGAAGATTAATCTCTTGATCAACAACGAAAGCAGACTTGTATTGATATTCAGCAATAATAAGAACTGCTGCAGCAACACTAGGACCATCCATCACACTAGATAGATTGTCATAGAGTTTACGCATGATAGAAGTAGGATCACTATCAAGATTCTGAGTTACCCACTTCTTCACATCATTGAATTTCTTATCACGCAAAGCATCCACAAGACTGGTGATATTAGCATCACCTAACGTCGCCAGAATACCAGTGTCGATAGACCCTGTGCTGCTGTAACGCTGCAATTCATTGAGGGTCCTTCGGAAGTCGGGGAAGTATTTCTGGACGACCTCTGCCACAACTCTACTATCGTGGGTGATCTCCTCGCGTTGGAGGATATCTGTGCAACGCTTGAAGAAAGATGCCGCAAGAGTTTGCTTAGTTTGTCCACGGACATTGAATTCAATTACCGTCGTCCTACTATGTAGGGGCTCAATAATTTTGTTTTTGAAATTACAAGTGAATATGAACCGACAGTTTTTCTGGAACTCTTCGATACTGGCACGAAGGAGTAACTGAACATCTGGCGTTGTGTTATCTGCTTCATCAATGATAAGCACTTTGTGCTTAGCAGAAGCAGTGAGAGACACAGTAGCGGCAAAGTTTTTTGCCTGATTGCGTACAGTGTCCAGGAATCGACCTTCATCAGATCCATTGATAACATAGTAATCTGCTCCCAATTCATTACAAAGTGCCTTGGCAATAGTAGTTTTGCCAACACCTGCAGTGCCAGAGAGCAGGAGATTAGGAATCTCACCCTGCTCAATGAAACTCTTGAAGGTGTCTTTTACAGCGGTCGGAAGAATACAGTCATCAACAGTTTGAGGACGATACTTCTCTACCCAAAGGAAATCATTCATTACTTTTTGTCGTTTTGTTTCTTCAACCAGTCTTGGAATTTTTTCTTGCCCGCTACTACAGCAGACCAGGGAGCGTAGAGGGGACCATCATAATCTTTCTTATCCATTAGGTTCTAGAGCAATTAGATATTTTACATTGTCTGCTTCAAATCGTGCAACATTGTGCTTGCTGATAGTGACATCATAACCCTGATTGTAGAGTTTGAGATTCTCCATCTTGAAGCAATAGCAAAACTCTTCATCAGTCTCTCCAACTTCAATAGAATATGAATTAGAAGTTTCATTCTTCTTGTCGGTCAAGCAAAGTTGCATAGAACCATCATGCCCATAAAGGCAAAGATCAGGCACACCGCAGATAGACCATGCTTTACGAATCTGCTGAAGAACTGGTGCCTCAAGACGGAAGCGCACATCTTCAGTAGGAAGATCGACATCCTTTTCAGGTGGAGTGACAATAATATCAGGATCCGAATAAAAGAATTTAACCTTAGATCGACCAGCGGGGTTGCTAATCAGAAGATGTTGATCTGCATCAGTATCAATCACAGGAGTGCCTTCAAATAGGTTGAAGACTGCAATGAGAGAAGGCAGATCGTAGATTGCCATATCACGATCAAAGGTTTCTTCCACCTTTGCCTTGGCGAGAATATTTTTATTCAGACTCAATGTCTGAATCTGATTGCCTGGTTTGATAACAATCGACTTATTGATAGTCGAAAAGTTTTGCAGCAGGTCAATAGTCTCTTTAGAAATTACGGTCATCGATTGGGATACTCTTCACGGTTTGCAGATTGGTCGCTGAAATAAAGCAGCAACAGTCCATAATGCAGGATCTTAATAATGTCACGACGGGCAGTGCCCTTCTTATCGTAACGAGAAGCATACTTCAGGATGTTACTCCGACAGAATGCTTCAGCATCACCACAGGCATCAATCAGATCTAGCGTCTGAATCTTATCAGTTGCATAGTGCTGATTATATGTGCCTGCAATGTAGTCACGGAGCTCCTGTAGGAGCGCCTCCTCATTGTATTTCATAATCAGATAGATTCTTCGCCTTCATTATATTCGGAATCTTCCCCAGCGTCAACCTTAGTATAGAGATCAAGGAAAGACTGTTTAGTATCTTCGTCAAATCGATTGATACAATTGGTGATTGCCTTGATACGATCACCAAAGATATCATTTGCTTGCACGATATGGACTAGACGGCGAGTGGTAATAATCTCATCCACACCACCATCAAAGAAAGTCTTACGGATGACTCCTGCCCACTTAACAAGATTGTCAGCAAAGGTTTCTTCGGCACCATTGTTGATGAGAATCTTGGTCTCGGTCGCAGCAGTTGGATAAGACTGCTCAAAGGTTACAGGGAAACGCTCAAGGAATGCTTCGTTAAGGACATTGGTGCCAACAAATCGACCATCGTCACTACCCTTGCCCTTAGTGTTGGCAGTAGCAAAGATGGTAAAACCTAGAGCTGGTTTAACATATTTGCCAATCTTCTTGAGGAAGAGACCCTTACCCTCCAACACAGATTGCAGGCACAGAATCTTGTTAGACGCAAGGTCAACTTCATCTAGAAGCAGCACAGCTCCCCTCTCCAGAGCTTCGACAACGGGTCCGTTATGCCAAACAGTTTCGCCATTAACAAGACGGAAACCACCAATAAGATCATC